GTGTTCTAGGAGGCCGAACGCATAGAAAAGAAATTGTTGGGCAAGAAACGATGTATTAGCAAACACTGCGGAGGTGTTGTTGTGTTTGATAGACAGTTGCCTAAAAGTCTATTCCGCGAAGACAATCTTATCTTGCTAGACAAAAATGAAATCGAAGACCTAGAACACCTTAAAGTAGATATACTTGCCAATAGAGGACTGTCGCAGTTGATGGAAATTGATTCTAGTATAATGCTACACGAATACCCCAAAGAAGATGATGCTACCAGTGACTTATTAAGCCGAGGCGATGTACTAGGTGTAACACAGGGAGAAAGCCCTGCTATGCGACGATTGTTTCGTGCTATACGTCCAACCAGCGTAGAAGACTGTGTGTTTGCTACAGCACTTGTAAGACCGGTTGCCATGGAAGGACGTCGTAAAGCTGCCTGGTTTAGAGACTGGACAGAAAAAGGTGTTGTGGAAAATGCCATTGTATACGAAGATGATGCTATCAATAAGATAATGAAACTGATTGGTATAAATCCCTACGAAGCAGACATGTATCGCAGAGCGTTTGCCAAAAAGAACGAAGAAAAAATGATGGAGTTTATGGGTAGGTTAGGCGATCATCCTGACAAACATGACATCTACGATCAAATGCTGTGCCTTTCAGGGTTTGGCCTATGTAGAGCACACGCTGTAAACTTAGGCAGACTTATTTGGGCATTAGCATATCAAAAAGCACACAATCCAAAACAGTTTTGGCGTGCCTGTTTGAAGCATTGCCAAGGAAGTTATGCTCGCTGGGTGTATCGTAACGAAGCAAAAAGAGCAGGATGGGATCTACGTGAACTAGGCTTTGGCAATTGGGTAACAGAAGATCCTGTGCAAAGTTATTTAGAAAATGAATCGTGGAATTCGCCAGGCTTTTTGCCAGGCATGGGTTTGCAAAACTTATATTTGGACAAATATCAATTTGCTGGCATAGTAGCTAACAGTCGTGTGTTCAAAAGCGACAGCAAAAACTACATTCATTTTATTACACTGGGTGTGGGCGAAGGCAAGTATGTGGATCTTATTGTGGATCGTCCTGTAAAATACGGAAAAGGAACTGTGGTTTTAGGCGAAGGCGAGTTGCACAGTAGAGACAACAGTGAATATCTCAAGGTAAAACGCAAGTCAGTAAAAGTGATGCCAATCACTGACTATGTTACTTAGATTTAAGCCCTGCTAGCATCTGCTTGAGCTTGGTGCTTTCTACCTGTGCAGTAATCTTACCAGGCTCGTCCTCTACAGCAGCATCACCGGCTTCATCACCGCCCATGTTGCTTTTGGCTTTGATCTGATCATAGATACTGCTACTACGTTTCTTGAACTCTTGATATTCTTGATCATCGCCTAGGTCACGAATACGCAAACTTTCCATATCAAACTCCAAGTCAACCTTTTGTCCTACACCCGAACTCGAACGTGTTTTCATTGCCTGAATTTGATAGCGTCCACGTTCTTTCATAGCACGACTTGTAAAGATACCAAACACGTTGTCTGCTGTGTTGATCTTGGAGATACCGCCTGCAATATGGCTGTGGTCAAATTCAATTTCTTCCACAGCCGCTCGGTTCAACTGCGATGCTGTAACAAACAATATATTCATTTCTCTAGCCAGGTTGCGTAGTTCTTCTGACACATACTTGTCTTTGATAAACTGATCGTTCGGACTGACTTTTGCACTCACTGGCATCAACAAGTCCAAATAGTCAACACACATAAAGTCAATCTTGCGTCCAGTTTTAATAGAGAGCTCTTTGCAAAACGCACGAATATCATTTACGTTGCTCTGCGCTGGCATGTATTTGATCTGTAAGTTACCACTTTTCTTTTTCATCATCTTAACTTTCATTTCTACTGTGTCAAGATCTTTGAACAATTGCTTTGCGGCTGTGTTGGTTAACATACTGTCAACTCGCATAGCAGTTAGCCCTTCACTAAGTTCTAAACTGATGTATACGCCATTGAGTCCTGCTTCCATCCAGTTCACGGCCAAGTTCTGCATAAACAGACTCTTACCCGAGCCTGATCCACCTGCAAAGATCTGTAGTTCGCCTCTGTTGAATCCGCCATACAGCAGTTTGTCCAGTGCCGGCCAGCCTGTGCTGTTTTGTCCGTTGTTGTCTTTAAGCGCACTCAGTCGAGCTCGTGGATCTTCAAAGTAGTCTGTGCCCAAGTCTTTTGTAAGTGATATCTGTACAGCATCCTTGATCAACTTTTCTACAGGATCATATTGTCCTTTTTCCAGCATGTCTGCACTTTTGAGAATAGCACGTTCTAGTTCTTTGCGTTTGGTAAACCCTTCAAACTCCTGTAAACACCAATCTAGGTGTCCTTCATTGAGCTCTGGAATTTCCTGTAACTTTAGACCAGTAACAGCACTTACCTGCTCTTTGCTGGGCAGTGTTTTATGTTCGTTTGTGTGATTGTAGATAAACTCCGCTGCTTCTTGCAAATGCCTGTCAAAGTTATCTTTGTTAAAAATATTTTGCACACGCAAGAATGTTTGTGCGTCCTGCATCATGATTTCTAAAAACAGTTGTTGTACTTCGAGCGAGTAATCTTTCATTTATAATATTGACCGATGTTTAGTGATTTTTTCCAATTGGTGCCTCTTCTGTTGTCAATCTCAACAAGCTTTTGCATCCAAGTATCGTTGGGTATAGTATTCATACATGCTTGTACACTATTATACAACGATTGTAACGACTTGTAATCCTTTAATTTGTCCAATGTGTCTTGTTTAATTTTGTCTGGCAAATACTTATAGTCAAAATTATAAGCAACTTGCCAACAAAAATCGCTTTCGTCGCCTTCCCTGTTAGTAGCAAGACATTGTTCAAACCAATTGTAAAGATCCACTGCTTCTAGTATATTGTATGCACCAAATGTGACGTTAAGTCCGAACATAACATTACTTGGACTATTTTTTACATACCAATTTATGTTTTTTAGTATTTGTTGCCATTTACCTGGGTAACGAATATATTCGAAACTTTCGCCAATGGCATCAATACTAAAAAACAATCTTACCACCTGGCTTTCCTCCCAGCACTGTATTGCTTCGTTACTAGGCAGTTGCGTTCCATTTGTGTTATAAGTTATTTTTGTTTTCGAAATATCTTTAATTTTTTTTAGTACACGCACATGATCATTGTTAATAAGTGGCTCACCTCCATTGAAATGAATCCTTTTTAGATTACTAAAATCTATCTGATCAATTATGTGATTTTTACGTCTATCAATTTGATGTTGGTTGTTAGTAATACCTAATTCTTTTGCCCACGAGCTACTAAAATACGGACCGCACATAATACATGCTAAATTGCATGCCCAATTTACATTATATTCAAATATTTCTAAGCCTTGTTTATCAATATCAAATTCTAAACTACTTTGTCTTTTACTCTTATTACCGACTTCCTCAGCTTGCCAACAACGATGGCATGAATCAGACCGTATTCCTTGTAGATTTTCTTGTCTTAATTGGTTTAAATAATCGCTTTTATTAAAATCTAAGCTATCAGTATCAACATCTACGCTGGTGGCTTGACAACAAGGTCCGTGGCTCACTCCATATAGTCCGCTGGTATGCAAAAATAATCCATGATGTATTTCTGGACAGTAATTCATCTAATTTTTCTTTCCAGCTTCTTCCGGCTCATTGTAATTTTAATCTTGCCACTTACACGATTTTCCATAATACCGAGCAGTGTAGTTATCCGTCCATAGCGACACACAGCATCATTTACATCTTTCACGTCACTATCCCAATCCGGAATACTTACACTATACCCGTATTCTAATGCGCTGTCGATCAACTTGAGTCCAGCCGCATCGTGATCGGGCACAACTATTACATCTTTTTCTAAACTGCGAATTAATCTGCTTTGTGCTTCGTTAATTTCGTTATGTAGCACAGCAAGTCCACTGATACAAAGTGCATCAAATACGCCTTCTACTACAATAGCATATTGCCATGATTCTTTTTGTAGGTCTGTGCCAAACACATAACCAGGCTGGGCGTCCTGGATATACTTGGGCTTGCGTCCGTCAATATAACGTGTTGTGTGACCTACCACAGTGTTATCATGTGTAAACGGTACAACCAGTCCCCATCTGCTTATGTGTTCATGTTCTTGAAACATGTAAGGATAGTCAGGTGGCAGACAGCGTTCTTCTACATATTTCCATAAACCTTTTTTAGGTGTTAATATTTCAGCAAAATCAGGCAAGTCGCGTTCTTCAAACTCGATGTTCATTAGCCGTTGTGTTATTTGTCTGCGTTCAGCGGCAATACCTTCGATACTGCGATGCCGCAAACTTTCCAAGTTGACTCGCTCTATTTCATCCTGCGGTACATTTAACCACTGCAACAGCCTTCTTGCTTTAAATGACAGATTTCTGCCCATTAAAAAACTGGCAGTGTAGTTACAGTTAAAGCAGTGGTAGCTCCAACTATCATCTGCCACTTTAAGCCCGCCGCGTTGCCGTTTGTCTGGACTTTCGCCGTTGTGTACACAACAAGGAGCATTAAAACTTATCCAACCCGAACTGGTCTGCTTACGTTTTGCTGGCAAGTATTGTAGAATATCAAACATTAAACTATTTTAGCAGAATTGATCATATCATACAACCTTTCTGCTAAAATAATACTACCGTTTTCATTTGGATGTTTACCCGGAGCTAACACGTCTTTTTGTTTGTGTTGTAAACTGTGCATGTATCCCCT